ATAGAAATATCTAAGATTAAAATAAAAGAAAAAACTGATAATGAAAAAGAATAAGAACTTTAAAGAATCAAATATAAATCGTATACAAAGAAGAGCTTAAATAAGGGCTCTTTTTTATTGAAGGGATGTGAGTAAATGAATATACAAAGTAAAATAAATAAGTTATTAATGGCCCTAAAGCAAAAAGGATATTACATAAAAATAGATACAGAACAATTCTATAATGAAGAAGATAAATTAATAACAAAATACATTGTATATGATATACATCCTAAAAAAGGAGAAGTATTCTACAGTAAAATAAAAGTATTACTATACCTAGTAGATTTATATAAGAATGTAGGTGGAGCGGATGGATAAGAAACTTACACCTAAGCAAAAAGCTTTTGCAGATTATTATATAGAGTTAGGAAATGCAGAGCAGGCAGCTATAAAAGCAGGATATAGCAAGAAGTATGCAAGAGGTAATGCACATAAGTTAGTTGCAAATAGTTGCATTTCTACTTATATAGAAGAACGGCTAGCAAAAATAGAAGATGCAAGAATAGCAAAAGGTGAAGAAGTCCTCCAGTATCTCACAAAGGTAATGAGAGGTGAAGAAAAAGACCAATTTGGTTTAGATCCTTCACTGCAAGATAGAACTAAAGCAGCAGAGTTACTAGGTAAGAGATATAGATTGTTTGTAGATAAAGTAGAGCAGAAAGTTGATGCAACAGTAAACTCTACAGCTAAATTAGATTCTATATTAAACCAATTAGGTGATGAAGAAGAGTAATTTCGCTAAATCTTCATTAAACGAAATTGATGAAAATAACGTAGTTAAGCCATTTATAAATAATAAAATAAGCAAATTTAGTTTAGCATATTTAAACTTTTATAGATAAAATTAATATTTCGCGTAGGTCAACACGAAATGTATAAAAAGGAGTGATACCTAATGCCTGACGAATTTAAGTTATCTCCTAAATACAAAGATTTCTTAAAGCATAAAGCACCAGTAGAAGTATTAGAGGGTACAACAGCAGCAGGAAAAACAACAGTAGGTATTACTAAGTTTATGTTAATGGTTGCTAAGTCTAAAAAGAAAATGCATGTAATAGCAGCAAAGACAACTGGTGTAGCTGAAAAGAATATAATCCAGAAGGAATATGGGATATTAGATGTATTTGGAGATTTAGTAAGATACAATGGAAATGGTGATAAAGATAATAAGATACCTCATATAAGGTATATAACACCTAATGGTGAAAAGATAATTTATATATTAGGATATGACAATGTAGAAAAGTGGAAGATGGCTCTAGGTTCTCAATTTGGTTGTGTTTTAATTGATGAAGCAAACACAGCAAGCATTGATTTCATAAGAGAGATATGTACTAGAAATGACTACATGATGATGACGCTTAACCCAGATGATCCTAACTTACCAGTTTATAGTGAATTTATAAATTGTGCTAGACCATTAGAAAAATATAAGAAGGATGTGCCAGGAGAAATTATAGAGCAGTTAACCAGTGAATCCAAGAAAGGTTGGACTTACTGGTTTTTTGATTTCTATGATAATGCAAGTCTTAGTGAGGAAGATATAGAGAAAAAGAAGTTAAGTGCTCCTAAAGGTACTAAACTTTATAAAAATAAGATACTTGGCCTTAGGGGAAGAGCTACAGGATTAATATTTTGTAACTTTGATAGAACTAGAAACTTAACAAATAAAGCAGTGATAAAGAAACAGATACAAGATAAAAGAATTAAGTTTGTACAGTTTACAGCTGGACTAGATACTTCTTATTCAAGCCAATCCAATGATACTATAGCAATGACTTTCATGGGGATTACAGCTGATAAGAAGTTATTTTATTTAAGCGAAGAAACTTATAACAATAAAGATAATAAGGAAAAGCCATTAGCACCATCTGATACAGCAGTAAAGTTTGTTGAGTTTTTAGAGCGAAACAGAAAAGAATGGGGATTTGCTAGAGATGTATTTGTTGATAGTGCAGACCAAGCAACTATCACTGAACTTAAGAAATTAAAAAGGCAAAAACCTAATTTATATAACTTTATTAATTCTTATAAGAAAGTTGAAATACTAGATAGAATCAACTTCCTATTAAGTTGGATGGGAAGTGACGAAACAGAAGTATTCTATTATGTAGTTGATACTTGTAAAGAGCATATAAGGGAATTAGAAACTTATTCATGGAAAGAAGATAAGGACGAGCCAGAGGATGCTAACGACCATACAATTAACTCTAGTCAATATGCATGGATACCATTTAGAAAGATGATCGGAGATTACAAGGAGGAGTAAAATGGGTTTATTAGGAGGGATAAAGAATATGCTTACTAAAGCAGCAACAAAGTTTTTAAATGTTCAACCAGCAAGCCAAGGAAGTATAACTATACAAGAAGCTTATACATATGAAACTAATCTTATAAGAAATAAGCTATGGTATAGAGGTGAAGCTTATGAATTAGAACAATTCTTTAAGAATATATCAAGTGATCCAGTTAATAAAGCTAGATTTTGGAGTGCTGTACCAAGTAAGGATTTAATGATAAGAAAGATACATTCTGGTATGCCTGCTATGATTGCTGATAGGTTAAGCGATATAGTAGTTGCAGATATAGATAGTATTGAAGTAACAGGAGAAGAAGTTAACAAGGTATGGGAAGAAATAAGAAAAGACAATAAGTTTGATGATAATATTGGAGATATAATCACTAAGGTGTTAGTAAATGGTGATGGAGCTTTTAAGTTATCTATAGATACTGATATATCCCAATATCCAATTATAGAGTTCTTTGAAGGTGACAGAGTAGAATATGTATCTAACAGAGGAAGATTAAAAGAGATAAAATTCTTTACTTACTATACTAAGAATAATAAGAGGTATAAGCTTATAGAGAGTTATGGTAAGGGATATGTTAGATATAATCTAGTAGATGATAGAGAGAATGAAGTTCCTTTAAGTATTTTAGATGAAACTAAGGAATTAGAGGATGTAACATTTAATGGTGATTTCATAATGGCAGTGCCTTTAATGTTCTTTAAATCTCCTAAGTGGGAAGATAGAGGGAAGAGCATATTTGATAATAAATCAGATGCTTTTGATGCATTGGATGAAGTTATTAGTCAGTGGATAGATGCTATAAGAGATGGAAGAGTACAAAAGTACATACCAGAGGATTTAATACCTAGAAATCCTAGCACAGGAGAGCCATTAAAGCCTAATTCATTTGATAATAAGTTTATTGCAGTAGGTACAAGCCTTGCAGAAAATGCTAGTAATCAAATTGATATGAAGCAAGCTGACATTAATTATTTAGCTTATGTAGAGAGTTATGCTAATGCCATTGATATGTGTCTACAGGGAATTATATCTCCTTCTACATTAGGCATAGACCTTAAGAAAACAGATAATGCAACAGCACAAAGAGAAAAGGAAAAGACTACTCTTTACACTAGAAATAAGATAGTAGATATGCTTACAGAAGCAATACCGGAGCTTGTTGAGAGTATTCTTAAGACTTACGATATATTCTTTGCTAAGAAAAAGACACCAGGAGAATATGAAACTACTATTACTTTTGGAGAATATGCAAGTCCTTCATTTGATACTGTAGTAGAGATAGTGGGAAAGGCTAAATCTTATGGAATAATGTCTATTGATAAAGTAGTAGATGAATTATATGGGGATACAATGACAGATGATGATAAAGCTTTAGAAGTACAAAGAATAAAAGAGCAGAATGGAATGATAGAAGCGGAAGAGCCTAAAGCAGTAGATGATGAAGATTATAACAATCTAGATAATCCAGAGGATGTGGATTTAGATGGCGAAGAAGAACAATCCTAGTAAATTAGGAGAAATACTTAAGAAAATAACCAAGAAATCTATACAGGATAATGCAGCTAAAGAGAGAGCAAAGTCTTATGACATTAGAAAGATATTTGAACAGATGGAATTAGATCTAATATCTTCTATGCATAGGGCTTTTTATTTTCATCAATCAGAACAGGCTAAGGAAGGTTTTGAGTGGGAGCAATGGCAACTAACTAAGCTAAGAGAGATGGAGAAGTATAGGAAAAGGAATAAGGATATAGTAGATAGTTATTCTAAGCCTATACAGCAAGCTATAGATAGAGAACTAAGAGGTAACTACAGTAAAGGACAAAATAGATTTAAGACATTCTTAGATAAGGTTAAAGGCTTCTTTGGATGGAAGAGTAAAAGTCATTCGTCTATAGAGTTTCCAGAGGATGTACAAGAAATACAAACAGTAAGAGAGTATATCCATAAAGAGTTAGGTAGACCAGGAGCAGTACCACAAGAAACAAATTTCTTTGGAGTTAATGATAAGAAGTTAGAAGCTTTAATTGAAACAGTCAATAAAGACTTAAATAAAGCTCAATATTCTGTTTTAAGAAAGATGGATGATGTATATAGACAAACTATATTTAAATCTCATATGTACTTACAGAATGGAGTTAAGACACTAAACCAAGCTATAGATATGGCTACTAAGGACTTTCTTGCTAAAGGAATAGATTCCATAACCTATAAGAATGGCGCTAGAGTAAATATAGCTTCTTATGCAGAGATGTGTTTAAGGACAGCTAATCATAGAGCGACACTATTAGGAGAAGGAAAGAAAAGAGATGAATATGGTATATATACTGTAGTTGTAAGTGCACATGCAAATACTTGTAAGATGTGTGAACCATGGCAAGGTAAAGTATTAATTGATGATGTGTTTTCACATGGTACTAAGCCAGATGGAGATTACCCATTATTAAGTGAAGCTGTAACAGCAGGATTATTACATCCTAACTGTAGGCATTCAATAACAACATTCTTTCCTGGTATAACTAATCTTCCTAAAGTACCAGATGGTAAGGAAGCAATAAAGCTATATGAAGCAGAACAAAAGCAAAGATACCTAGAAAGGCAGATTAGAAAGTGGAAAAGGATAGAAACAGGATCTGTTGACGAAGAAAATAAAATAAAGGCAGCTAATAATGTTAGGAAACTACAAAATAGGCTAAAACAGCATATAAAAGATAATAATGAGTTAAGAATAAATAATAGCAGAACTGAAATAAAAGAATTTAATCCTAAAGTTCATAAAGAATATTTGAAAAAGCATGATGAAAGGGTTAAGATAAAGAGAGACGGAGCAACTAGAGCAGAAGAGTTTTCTAAGTATTGGGGAGAAGCAAGTCTTAAAGAAACTATTAATAAATTTGTACCAAATTCAACTGCATCTGGAGTAACTGAAAAAGGAAAAATAATATATAGTAGTAAAGACACTAAATTGCAAGTAGTATATGATACTAAAGGAAATTATTTCAGAATTGAAGATAGCAGTAGAACTGACAAAAAGAGATATCTTGATATAGAAGGAAATGATTTCACTAATATAGTTGAAAATGGAAAGAAAAGAGGAACCACAAAGGCTGAATATCAATCAAGGACTCATTTTAAAAATAGTGATAAGGAGGGATAACTAGTGGAGGATCGTAGTAGGTATTTATCAATACCCTTAAATAAAAAAGGTATTGAAGATTTAGAATATGGTGTAGAAGAATCTAACAATATTAAAGTGATAATGTTAGGAGATTCAGAATTTGAAGAATTATATAAAGAAAATGGCATATTTGATATAATTAACGAAGAGTGTAATTTATTAATAGATGATTTTGAATCAGAAAGAATACCTAAAGAAAAAATTCAATATTGTTTAAATATAGTAGATGACAAGTATACTAAGTTTAAAGAAGCATTAAATTTAGCAAAAGAATATAATACTTTTGTAGATTTAGATTTTTAAAAAAGCACTTACTAAATTAAATGGTAGGTGCTTTTATTATGTCTAAAATTAAGTCTTAGGAAACTAAGGCTTTTTATTATGCCCAAAACATGCTTAAGGCTTTAAACTGTGTAAGGAAAATAACAGCCGACAGGCTATAAATGGAGGTATTTATGTTTATAACAAATTGTAATCTTAGAAAAAGATTAGGAATGAGTAGATTAATGGAAGCTGATACGGGAGCAAATGGTGGAGCAGATACCGGTAATGTAGAAACTAAAGAAACTGGAACAGATACCAAAGAAACTACTCAAACAGAAACAAAAGAAGCGAAATCTTATACCCAAGATGAACTAGATAAATTAATTGAATCTAGGGTTAACAGGGAAAGAAAAAAGATTATGAATGATGAAGAGTACAAAAAGTACGAAGCTTGGAAAGAAAGTCAAAAGACAGATGAAGAAAAGAGGAATGAAGCTTTAACTAATGCTGAACAAGCTAAGATTGCAGCAGAAGAAAGAGCTTTATTAGCTGAAACAAAAGTAACTTGTTTATCTAAGGGAGTTGTAGCATCATCTGTAGATGATGTAGTTACACTAGCTAAGGCTATGGTTACTGAGGAAGTAACTATTGAACAGGCTATTGATAAGGTATTAGAAAAGTATCCAAGCTTTAAGGGAGAACAGCAACAACAAGAGCCACAAGGCTTTAAAATTGGTGCTAATAGTCAAAAACAAAAAGAGAATCCAAATGATGCTTTAGCAAGAGCATTTGGTAATAAATAATTTTTAAGGAGATGATTTAAATGGCAGTATATAGTTATGCTGAACAATTTGAAAGAGAATTACAACAAAAATATAAAAGGGAGCTAACATCTTATGATTTAGAAAACTCTAATCCACAAGTTAAGTTCATTAATGCACAAACTATTAAATTACCTAGTATTACAGTTAGTGGATATAAAGACCATAATAGAGGTAATATGGGCTTTAATACTGGAACAATAACAAATGAGTGGGAACCAAAGAAATTAGCACATGATAGAGATATAGAATTTGCTTTAGATCCAATGGATATAGATGAAACTAATCTAGTTTTAGAGGTAGCAAATATTCAAAATGAATTTGAAACAGAACAAGCTATTCCGGAAAGAGATTCTTATAGATATTCTAAGTTATATGCAGAAGCTAAAACTTATGCATCTAATGGAGCTGTTATTGATAATACAGTATTAACTACAGCTAATATATTAGATTGGTTTGATACTCAAATGGAAAAGATGGACGATAATAGTGTACCAAGTGAAGGTAGAATTTTATATGTAACACCAACAATAAATAAAATGCTTAAAAATGCAGAAGGTTTAACAAGAAATGTTGATGTTAATAACAACAATGGGAAAATAGATAGAAAGGTTTATTCATTAGATGATGTAACAATAAAGAAAGTTCCATCTGGAAGAATGAAAACTAAGTATGACTTTACTAATGGTTGCGTTGCTGCAGGTGATGCAAAGCAAATTAATATGATCCTTATTCATCCATCATGTCAAGTTACTAGAAAGAAATATGCATATATGAAAGTATTTACTCCTGGTACTGATTCAAGAACAGCAGATAAATACGTATATCAAACTAGAGAATTTGGTGATACATTCTTAATCAAGAATAAGGCTTGTGGTATTGCTATTAATGCAGAAGCAGAGGCATAGGAGGGATAATATGAAAGCAACAAAGGGAAATAAAGTATATACAATAGATGAAACTCAAAAGGCTATGTATCAAGCGCAAGGTTATGACATAGTAGGTGATGATGGAAAGATTGTTCAGTATGGTGCTGGTAAAACTGTAACATATGAAGAGTATAAAGCTTTAGAAGAAAAAGCAGCTAAACTTGAAAAAGAAAATAAGAAGTTAAAAGATGAAATTAAGGAGTTAAAGAAGGGTGCTTAATAGAAGTAGCCTTCTTTTAGTTTAAGGATGTGATTAAATGTCCTATGTAGACAAGACATACTATAAAGATTCCTTTGGAGGGGTAATCCTTCCAGAGGAGCACATAGAAAATAAGCTTGAAAGAGCAAGTGATCAGATAGACACACTCACTTATAACAGAATTGTTGGAATAGGCTTCGATAATCTCACAGAGTTTCAAAAGGATAAAGTTAAAAAGGCCATATGTATTCATGCAGAGTTCATTGAACAGTATGGGGAGTATATTAATATGCCTTTAAGTGGATTTAGTGCAGGTAGTACATCTGTTAGCTTTAATGCGCAGAAGGTTAATGGTATAACTACTACACAAGAGGTATTAAACTACCTTAAGCAAACTGGATTAACTTGTAGGAGGTTGTAATATGGGATTGAAATTACCATTTCCTAAGTTCTTGGCCAACACACCTATAGAAGTGTGGTTTGAAGGAACTAATACAGATGGAGATTATGAAGAAAAGAAACTCTTTGAAGGTAAATGTATCTATACAGATAAATCTAGACAAGTTCTTAACGCTGAAAGGCAATTAATTACGCTTAGTGGTAAAGCTGTTATAGAAGGTTCTATTTATGATGGACCATTTGAAGGTTATGTAATAGTAAATAAAATAAAGAAAAAGATTTACTCTATAGAAAGACCTTTAAATCCAGATGGAACAGTATTTAGTACGGAGCTTAACTTACAGTAATGGGAATTAGAGTATCTGTAAAGATAGATAATGCTAAGATAAACAAGCTAATTGAAGCACATAAGAAAGCTTTAGAAATGACAGCAGATGCAGTATTAAGTGATATAAGAACTAGCCAAGTTGTTCCTAAGGATACAGGAACATTAGAGGGTGATGGTTCTTTTGTAGATAAGTCTGAATTAATGAACTCTATAGCAAGAATTGTCTTTGATACTCCATATGCACGTAGACTTTACTGGCATCCAGAGTATAACTTTAGACATGATAAGAACCCTAATGCTAAAGGTAAGTGGATGGATGATTACTTGTATGGAGAAAAGAAAGAGTTTATTAAAGATACTTATTCTAAATTCTTTAAGATGCTAAGTAAGGGGCTGATACATTAATGTTATTAAGTGAGATAAGAGAATATTTAAAAACTAAGGTAGAAAGTCCACAATGGTACTTAAATAAGGTTGGAGATAAGGAGCAGAGTATAACAATTTATAATACTACTGGTCCTGCCCCTAGAATAGCTATAGGTGGTTTACAGAATACAAGCTATACTACTAAGGCTATTTCTATATTAGTACATTGGGGAAAGAATAGTGATGAAGCAGAGAGAAAAGCACAAGAAGTTTATAATGCTTTATTTGGGCAGAGTGGTTCAATCGGAGGTAAGAGCGTCAAATTATTTAAGATGAGAACCGATAGTCCTGTTTATATAGGAACTGATACAGAAGGCATTATTGAATATGTAATAGAAACAATAATTAATTATGAAAGGTAGGTAATAGAATATGGCTTTTAGTGGAGTATTTCCAGTTTATAATCTTAAATTCAAGATTGGAACTAAAGGAAAAGCAAGTACAGAAGAAGATATGGCTGTTATTGCAGATATGGAAACATTCTCTATTTCTATTGATGGTACAGTAGAAGAATGGACACCTATGGATACAGCTGGATGGACAAGAGCGTTAATGACAGGTAAGAAATTTACTGTAGGATTAAATGGGAAAAGAAATGTAGGAGATAAAGGAAATGACTATGTTGCAGAAACAGCATGGAAAGATGGTTTAGATTGTTCTACTAAAGGAGAGATAGAGTTCCCAGATGGAGCTAAACTAACATATAACTGTGTTATTAATGTAAAAAATGTAGGTGGTGGAGATAGTACAAATGTTGCACCACTTGAATTTGATATGCAAGGTGATGGTAAACCAACATATACACCAGCACCAAGTTTACCAGCTTAAAAATTAAGTGCTGCTAGTTGTTCTAGTAGCACTATTTTATTGAAAGAAAGGAATGATATAAATGGCAAGAGTTTATGACATAATGGAGAAAATAAAGAATGGTAATGAAAGACCAACTATAAAGATAGATGAAGATCATGTTTTTAATGTTAATACAAGTAAGAATACAGCTTTAGCAATTAAAGCTAAGGGAGAAGATAAGAAAGCAGATGAATTTGAACAAATTGACTTTTTAATAGAAGCTGGATTAGGAAAAGAAGCTAAAAAGTATATAGATAGTTTAGATTTATCTATAGAAGCTTTAGGAACTATAGTTAATGCTATTATGGCTGCTATTGGAGGAACATCTTTAGAAGAAGTAGAAGAAGCTGCTAAGAAAGAGGCTAGGAAGCCCAGAGAATAAGTGGTATGACATATTTGAAGATTGGGACTTAATAGAAGCAAGTTTTGCAATGCAATATGGTATTAGGCTTAGAAATGAACCAGATATGAGCTGGGGAGAATTTCAAACATTATTAATAGGTATAATGCCGAAGACTCCACTAGGGCAAATAGTTTCTATTCGTTCAGAGGAAGATAAAGAAATGCTTAAAAACTTTACTAAAGAGCAACATAGAATTAGAAATGAGTGGAGAAATAGAGTAAATCCAATTAGGGATATGCCAGATTCAGATAAGGAAGAGGAAATAAAAAAAGTACAAGAAATATTTGCAAAAGCCTTTGGATAATATATACTTTAATTAATAATTGTGTTAATTGGAGGGGTAAAATGAAAAATAAAAATGTTGCTTTAGTACTATGCCTTTTAACTGGAGCTTTAGGGGGACATCATTATTATTTAGGAAATTGGAGAAAAGGAGTATATAGATTTTTATTAACATGTTTATCTATAATTATTGTATTAGGATTTATAAATGAACATATTAATATGCTTATACCATTAGCATGTTATATACCATTATTAATTGATTTTATTAGAATTGCATTTGATCCTAAATATATAGTTAATTATAAAACTATAAATTTCAAAGAGGATATGAAGGAAGCAGTTAAAGAAGAAATGCAAAAGAAACAATTTAAATCAGAGGGAAAAAGAATTGAGAAAGAAAAACTTTCTGATTTGAGAAAACAAGGAATACCATATTGTCCTAAATGTCACAGTACTAGTATACATGCAGAAAAAAGAGGATGGAAGGTTACAACAGGACTTATTGGTTCTAGCAAAATAGTTGTTACATGTTTAAATTGTGGACATAAGTTTAAACCAGGAAAAAGTAAATAAGATTATTTTTTATTAAACACTTAGTTTTATACTAGGTGTTTTTATTATGTATTAAAAGGAGGGATAGTATGAGTGAGAGTGTAGGAAAGATTAGTCTTGATTTAGAGATACAAAGTGATATTAGCAAACAAGTAAGTACAGTAGCCAATCTAATAGGTAAAAATCTAAAGACTAGTCTTAATAGTGGAATAAAGGGAGCTCTTGGAAATGTAGATAAGATTGCGAAAAAGAGTGTAGGTAATATTAGCAATTCTATTAACAATAGTTTAAAGAGTTCAATGGGTAAAATTAAAAATACTATGCAAGCTGTCTTTAATAGTTTTAAGAACTTCAAATTACCCAACTTTAACTTCCCTAAACCACCAAATATATCTGTGCCTAAAACAACAGATATAAGCTCTTCAATAAGTAATAGAGGACCACCAGTAGACATGAGTATGTTAACAGCACAAATAGAAAATGTATCTAGGTCTTTAGATAATACAAATGCAAGAATAGAGCAACAAAGAGTAAAGTTAAGTCAATTAAGAGAGGAATATAGTACTTGCTTTAACCCTACAAGAAAGAATAAACTTCAAGAACAAATCCTTAAAACAGAAGCTAATATAAATAAGCTTATAGCCACTTCTGATAAATTAGGATTTAAGTTGAATGATTTAGATGCTAAATTTGCAAAGGCTAGTAATAGTGCTAAAAGTACAAGCAATAGTATAAATGCTATAGACAGTGCTGCAAAGAAAGCAACAAACTCTTTTAAGTTATTTGGAAATAGTACAAATAAAACTAACAGGGCTTTAGGCCAACACAGAAGTAATATAGGAATTATAGTTAGATCTATGTTTACATGGGGAATAGTTTTTCCTTTGGTGCTTAGAGGTTTAACAGCATTAGCAACAGCAATAGGACAAGGTTTAATGACTAATCAACAATTTGCTAATAGTTTTAATCAAATTAAGACTAATATGATGGTTGCATTTACTCCTATTTTACAAGCTGTACTCCCGGCTCTTAATACATTAATGGCAGCACTAGCAAAAGCAACTACATATATAGCTACTTTCATAAGTGCTATATTTGGTAAAACATATCAACAAAGTTACCAGGCAACACAGCAACTTATAGATGCTAAAGTAGCTATGGGTGCTTATGGAGATAGTGCAAAGAAAGCAGCTAAAGATGTTAAGGGACTTGCAGCAATAGATGAGATTAACACTCTAGGAGCAACTAATGCAAATATAGCAGGTGGAGGAACAAATAATAAAATACCACAATTAGTAGCACCACCAGTAGATACAATCGCTGTAGATAGTGCCATGAAAAGTTTAGTTGATAGAATTAAGGCATATTTTAGTGATATTAGCTTTACACCACTTATAAACTCTTTTAAAAATTTAAAAAGTTCTATAACCCCTATAGTAAATAACTTGGCAAAATCACTGAAATGGTTTATGGATAAAATTCTTAAGCCACTTACAAAATGGACTATTGAAGATGTATTACCAGCATTTTTTAATTTGTTATCAGGAGCGTTAAAAGTGCTTAATCCTATACTAGAAGTTTTTATGGATTTAGGAGCTTGGCTATGGGATGAATTTTTACAACCTATTGCATCCTGGACCGGTGGAGTTATAGTTGATGTTTTAAATGGAGTTTCAAATGGATTAAGCAAGGTAGGAGATTGGATTAATGAAAATAAACCAATAGTAGAGATCTTTGCAATAGTTGTTGGAAGTTTTGCTTTAGCCTGGGGATTTGTTAACGCAGCACTTGCCATTTGGAATGGTGTAGGTGTAATAGCTGCAGGAGTAACAACAGTATTAGGTGTTGCTTTTGAATTTGCAACAAGCAAGGTAGGTCTTATTATATTAGTTATAGGTGCTGTAATAGCTATAGGAGTTCTTTTATATAAGCATTGGGATGAAATTAAAGCAAAGGCTATTGAGGTATGGGATTCTATAAAGGAAAAGTTTAACCAGTTTAAAGAATGGTTAGGCAATGTATTTGCTACTGATTGGTCTCAAAAGTTTGGATTCCTAGGAGATATAATTAATGCTTATTTAGCTAATATAAGGAATGTATTTGACTCTGTTAAAAGAATTTTTGGTGGAATTATAGATTTTATAGCTGGAGTGTTTACTGGTAATTGGAAGAGAGCTTGGCAAGGAGTTCAAGATATTTTCGGTGGTATAATGAATGGCTTACAAGCCCTTGTAAAAGCACCTTTAAATGGAGTTATAGGATTGATTAATGCTGCAATAAGTGGACTTAATAAAATACAGTTACCATCTATAGATATACCTTTCTTTGGAGAAGTTGGAGGATGGGGATTTAATATAGGTAAAATACCTTATCTAGCTAAAGGAGGTATTATAGATAATCCTACTCTTGCAATGGTCGGAGAAGCTGGTAAGGAAGCAGTAATGCCTTTAGAGAATAATACAGGATGGATTAGTTTATTAGCAGATAAATTAGCTTCTAGAATGCCACAAGGAGGAAATTCTTCATATCCAAGTGGTCCTTTATCAATAACATTAGAGATTAGTGGAACTGAACTTGGAAGAGTAGTTATAGACAATATGAATAAGCTATTTAGACAAGAAGGAAAAATTTTATTAGATTTATAGGAGGTAGTTATAGATGATAAAGATTAATGGAGTGGCTATAGCTACTCCTAAGATTTATGAAGCTACAGTTAGTGATTTAGATGGTGAATCTAATAGAAATGCTGCTGGACAGCTTATTAGAGATAGAATAGCAGTAAAAAGAAAATTAAATCTTGAGTGGGGACCATTATCCCAAAGTGAAATAGCTCCGATACTAAATGCTGTATCTGGAGTTTTTTTTACGGTTACTTTTCCAGATCCACAATTAGGAGTTATAACCAAAACTATGTATGTAGGAGATAGAACTGCTCCAGCATATCAGTATATTAATGAAGAGGTTAAGTGGAGTGGATTAAAACTTAATTTAATAGAAAAGTAGGAGGTGGTTAGATGTATAGTGTTAGTCCTATTTATTTAAATAAAATTAAAGAGCCTACAAGAACAGTAGCTATTAAAGTCATTATAGGAGATAGAATACTAGATAATACAGAGGTCCAAAGCCTTAATGTAGAATATACCTTTGGTAATAACGGAATACCAGCTATAGGGGGAGTGACATCTTCAAAACTTAGCTTAGAGCTATTAAAGATAGGGAATACACCTTCATACTTTACTACTCAAACCATTAAACCATCTGTAGCAATAGATGATGGAATAGGTAATTTAATGTGGGTACCATTAGGAACATTTTATCCTAATCCGGATTCCATAAAAAGGACAGATAATAAGGTTAGTATAGAATGCTTTGATATTATAGAGAGCTATAGCAATGTTAAGTATGAATCTAGTCTAAAATATCCTACATCAGTTACTAATGTAGTTAATGAATTAAAGAGTAAATACAAGCTGATATTTAAAGATGTAGTATTACCAAACGTAAATGTTAAAGTGTTGCCTACTGGTTCTATAAGGGATGTACTTATGATAATTGCAGAGTTATTGACTGCTAATTGCTTAGTAAATAGAGATAATGAAATAGAATTTAGAAGTTTTAATACAGTAGAGTTTAATTTAGATACAAACAATTATATAGATTTTACTTTAAAGAGTGATAGTAATATTAAAATATCTAAGCTTATATGCAAAAAAGGTGAAGATATATTTCAATGTGGGGATGATACAGGAGCAACATTAGAGTTTGAGAACGAAAGTATTTCTTCTAATGCAGAACTAAAAGTAATTTATGATAGAATGTTTCCTTTTACTTATCCATCTTATGACTTAAAGGTACAGGGAATGCCACATTTGGAATGTGGAGATATCATAAAGCTAACAGATAAAAAAAGTGCTTTAAGATCAATTCCAATTGGAGCTCACAAACTTAGTTTTAATGGAGGACTAATTTCTAATATTAGTGCAAATGTACCGAGTACAAATAATAATGTAGGATCTACAGGAAATAAATCCATAAGTCAAACTGTAAATACTGCTTTAATAAATTCAATAAAGGCTAATGAAATACTAGCAGGTAATATTACTGCTGATAATTTAGCTGCTAACTGTATTACAGCAGATAAGATAGATGCAAAGGCAATTACAGCAGATAAAATAAAAGCAGTTGTTATTGAAGCAATAAATGCATCCATTGAAGAAGCAACAATAGATAGTGCAAAAATAGATGTAGCTGAAATAGCAAGTATCGTTGCAAAGGACTTAGTTGTAGGAAATGCACAGATTACTGATTTAGAAGCAGAGAAAATTAAGACAGGTAATTTAATAGCTGATGTTATGAAAGCCAATGCTATTACCGCTATAAATTTAAATGCATCAAATGCAACAATAGATAGTGCAAAGATTGGAAACTTATCAGCAGATAAAATGTCTACGAATGTAATTGATGCTATAAATGCATATATAGGGGATGCAACTATTGATTCTGCTAAAATAGGCAATTTAGATGCACATAAAATAACTACTGGTGATTTATCTGCTGATAGGATTAAAGCAGGGGTAATAAGTGCAATTAATTTATCAACAGATACTGCAACAATAAATAGTGCAAAGATTGGTAATTTAAGTGCTGATAAAATAACAACTGGAGATATATCTACTGATAGAATGAAAGCTAATGCAATAAATGCAGTAAATGCTACTATTGGTTCAGCGGTTATAAGTGCTGCTAAAATAGCTAATTTAGATGCAAGTAAAATAACTACTGGTACTTTATCTGCGGATAGAATAAAAGCAGGAAGTATAGATGCTACAAAAATAAATTCAGAAACTATTTCTGCAATAGAGGTAAGTGCTGGAGAGTTAGTGGCTAATAAAATAGCATCTGGTGAAATTAAAGTAGGTAATGCAAATATAGTAGATGGTACTATATCTGGAGCCAAAATAGCAAAAGCATCTATTTCCGAAGCTCAAATAGCAAAGGCAACTATTACAGATGCATCTATTAAAAGTTTAAATGCAAATAAAATAACTGCTGGTAAAATTGACGCAACAAAGGTTAATATAAGTTCAACAAGTGGTAAGTTATCAATAGCAGATAATACAATTACCATAAAAGATAATCAAGCTACTCCAAAAACAAGAGTACAAATAGGATTAGATGCAAGAGGTAACTATGGAATATATGTTTTAAATGCATCTGGTCAAGCTATCTTTGATTCTGAAAAAGGAGTATTAGCTCCAGAAGGATTAAATAGCAATGTAGTAACTACAGACAAGATTAAAGATGAAGCTATAGGAAGTTCTAAATTAAATATAGATGAATTATTTGTAGGGGATAACGCATTTATTAAGAGCTTAAAGGCAGTTGAAATTGATGCAGCAAATATAACTACTGGTAAGATTAGCTCTGAAAGGTTAGATATAAATGGATTAGTTTCTTTTGATGCATTAGATAAAACACTTCAACCTATGTTTGATGTTCAAGGAGATAAAACTTATATAAATGGTGGCATGATAGCCGCTAATACTATAAAGGCAGATAAGATAGATTTATTATCTGGATTAACTGTAAATGGGGCAGATGGTAAACCAGTATTTGCTATAGGTAAGGTAGATGGAGAAGATGGTATAGGTACTGTAGAGATTAATGGGTGGTTACATTCTTCTAATTATGTAAAAGGGAAGGCTGGTTATTCGATCAATACAGATGGAACTGCTGAAATTAATCAAGCAACAATTAGAGGTACTTTAGATGTATTAGATGCTGGGGTAACTAATACTGGTACTGCTACAACAGATGTTAGGATATGGGCTGGTGGTTCTTATGAAAATAGAGCATCTGCTAAATTCAGAGTTAATAAGAATGGTGATTTGTACGCCACTAATGCAACTTTAGCTGGTATTCTATATGGAGAGATAGAAAGTAATAACTTACACGTAAAAGATAGCATCTTAACTATTAAGGATAAAGTAAAGCTCTCTGAAACAAGTTGTAGTTTTAATACAGATGTTACTATTAATAATAAAGTTAAATATTCTACTGGTAACAATTATTTAGAATTAAAAGATACTAATTTTATGGTTAATTCAGCTCAAGCTTCTGTATCAATAGATAAGAGTTCTGGAGCATATGGTGGCTTAAATGTTATTGGATGTTCACAAGGTCATCATGTTTTTAGAGGTTCCACCGCTTCTGATAAGTTGGGAACTTTAGTTATAGATGCAGAAGGAAACCAAGGACAAAGAGGTGATTTTAGCTTCACTAGGAAAAACTATGCCGAAAAGTGCAAAGTTGATATAGATGGAGATTTAACTATATGTGAGAAGATTAATTCAACAGTTCAACAAATTGAAATGAGAAGTGTTAAAAATTCTAGCTGGGATGGCTGGGGATTTTATGCTAATTAAGGGAAGGTTATAAGCCTTCCTTTTTATTTTGGATTTAGAAAGGAGATAAATATATGGCCTTAATAGCAAGTGGAATACATGGAAGCGGTCCTGGAATGTCTTATGAATTTTATGCAGAACAAACTTCAGGAAGTGGTAATAATAGAACAATAAAAATAACATTAAAATTAAAAGCAGGTCAATATAGTACATCATATTACGCTTATCCTGTTCAATGGAGAGCTAATGTAAATGGTTCTTGGAGTGGGTGGATGTCTGTAAAAGGCGGTGAAGCTTGGAGAGGTTCTGATGGTTTTAGAACATTTACGTATACTGCTACAACTAATGTTGGTACTACTAGTTCTAAATCAATAACAGTAGGAATTGAAACTGATAGTATAGGATATACTCATTGGGATTTTTCAAAAACTGGGTCATTAACAGTATCACAAACAAATGTTGCTCCTTCATTATCTGGAACTGTATCTATAGATGGTTCAACTTCAAATAGAACTATATCAGAAAATACTACTCAACTAGTTATAAAAACTCCAGCTGCATCTGATACAAATTTATCTGGATATAGATTTAGAGTGTCTGTAAATGGTGGAGGGTATACTGAAATTTATAGAGGATCTTCAACTAGTTATACTCATAATATTAGTGGTTATGGAGAAGGCACTACTTTTAAATATGTAGTAGATGCTTATGATAGTGTAGGAGCTTGGAGTGCTAATATTTATTCTCCAACAATAACTAAGAATAAATTCATACAAGATAATATTTCTTCAACATCTTCAATTGCTTTTGGTACAACTACCATTGCATTTACTTATTCTGGAGCATCTAATACTCAAAGTGGCGTTACAATTACAAAAACATTAAGTTGTGATAATGGGATAACTGTATATAATCCTAATATAACTGCTGCATCACCTATTAATCTAAAGATATGGAGAACTGGAGAAGCAACTCCAGCATCAACTCAACCATATGTAAGGTTTGATGATATAAAAAAGGTATTTGCTACAACTACTAATAAAGGTAAAGGAGTTTTAAATTTTACATTAACAAGTAGGAATTCTAATGGTACTACTAAAACTTCGTCAGAAGCTATCAATGTTAATTTACAAGTAAATCCGAATAATACTTCTGCTTCCATATCATTAGTACAAACTGAATCTACAAACTATTTAAGTATTGCATCAAGTACAAACAAATATTTTATTCCAGATGGAACTAAAGTTACTAGAGTTAAGTGGAGTTCAGTTACTGGTAAATTAGGGGAAGCAGTAACTTATCAAGTATATGTAGCTTATGGCTCTGGAGGATGGACTAAAATTGCAGATTTACCTACTGGAACGACTTATTATAATCATGCAGTACCAGTTCAGACAGTATCTCAACAATTCAAGTATAAGGTTAGAGTAATATCTACTTATAATTCAGATAACTTTTCAGAAGCAACAACATCTGCACAAACTTTACATTATTACAATGAGCCATCGCTGACACAAGGTACAATTACAAGAGCAGCGACTACTGCAGATGTAATAGTTACTATAAAATCAAATTCATCTATTCCTAATATTAATACTAAAGGGACATGGGCAGTTTATAAATCTGGTACAACAACTCCAGTAGTATCTAGTGGTAATTTATCAGTAGCTCAAACTCCACAAACTCTTAAATTAACAGGATTAACTGATGCAAATACTTATGATTTAAAGGTTACTTACAATGATGATACTGGGTATATGGCAACTAATAAAGTAACAACTATCAAGATTAGTGCTAATCTACCTATTATGTTTATAAATAAATATGGGGTAGGGGTTAATGGTGTTGCAGCTGATAGTAGTAATTCATTAAAGGTTAAAGGAAATGCTAATATTGCAGGAACTTTAAATGCTACAAATATACAAGTAGGTGGTAACAATGTTTATCATACTGGAAGAAAACCAACACCAGCAGATATTGGGGCTTCTCCAACTAGTCATAATCACTTTAATTGTGGAATTCTTGATGCTAAAGATTTAAATAATTATACTACTGAAGGGCTACAAGGTGTTACCAATAATAACTGCACTAATCAACCAGCAAGTGGTTATTTCTATATATTTAATATGAAATATAATAACACAAACATTAAACAAATAGCTTATGGATATAATCAACAAAAAATGTATACTAGACACAGATACAATGGTACATGGTCAGGTTGGCAAAAAGTTTATACTTCTGATAATAAACCTACTCCAACAGAAATAGGAGCAATCCCTGAAGCAAATAGAGAAATTAGATTTTTAGGAAATGTAAAGTCAGGAACAGTTATTTTTGATAAAACTAAATTAAAGAATGGTGTCAAAGTATCTTTTATGACTAGCAACAAAATGGGTACAGATTCTTGGCATTATGCTATAAACGGTAAATGGACAGATGGCTGGACTATGAGTCAAGAAGCTAAATATGTTTTTGACTTTACAAAGATTAAGCCTGATGGTTCTGTATGGCTTTATGAAGTTAGTGTATTTAACACTTATAGAGAAAGTATAGGTTCAAGAAGGTGTGATGGTGCTTCTAAACTATATATAGGAGAACTTAACACTCTTATGGTATATCTTGACCATGCTACTAATGTGTGTGATAACTTAACAGCATTAATAGAGTATTATTAGAGGTGTATTATGAGATATGTATTAATCAATAAGTTAACTAATAATTTAGTTGAAAAAATAATTTTTCAAGAAGGAGGCTTCAAGCCTTTACAAGAAATGTTTCCTAATTATTTAGAGTTAATAGAGGATAAAGATGATATAGTTACTAATCACAATATGAGGTATGATGAAACGTTAAAATCTTTTGTTCCTGTTACTGAAAGTGATAAAGATAATCCAAAAGTATCAAAAGAATTACTAGATATTAAATTAGCTTTAGCTGAAATAGTAGAAGGAGGTTTATTATAATGGCTGAAATATATGCGGATTTAGTAGAAGCTGGAGAAAGAAGTCTTGATGGTGATAATGGTATTAAAAAAGTACCGGATAAATATATAAACAAAGTTAAAGAGATTTTACATGAAAGAGGAGTTTTATAACTTCTCTTTTTATATATAAAAATAAAGAAGAAAAGAGGTAAAGAAAGATGGAAAAAATATTAAACAGTATTAAAATTGGAATTGTAACAGTTGGGACAGGCTTTACTTGGTTATTTGGAAGCTGGGACATAGCTTTAATGGTACTGATATTCTTTATAGCATTAGATTATGCGACAGGTGTATTAAGAGCATATGTCAATAAAGAAGTATCTAGTAAGGTTGGACTAAAAGGAATAGCTAGAAAAGCGGTTATCTTTGTAGTTCTTATTGTAGCAGTATTATTAGATAGACTATTAAACACTGGTAATTGGGTATTTAGAACGTTAGTATGTTACTTCTATATTGCTAACGAAGGAATAAGCTTATTAGAAAATTGTGCTGGTTTAGGATTACCAATACCAGAAAAATTAAAGGATGCATTAGCACAACTTAAAGAAGGCGAAAAGAAAGAGTTAAAACAAGAGTAGTCAAATAGGCTACTCTTTTAATTTTATAAAAAATAAGGAGTGATTTAAGTGATAATAGGTGTAGACAAAGGACATACAGTACAAAATGGTGGAGTCTGTGGGGCTTGTGGTTTATTAAAAGAGAGCGTAGAGAATAGACCTGTAGGAAATAAAGTTATAGAAAAATTAAGGATTTTAGGACATACAGTAATAGACTGCTCTTGTGATTACTCTAAAGATAGAGATGAACAGTTAGCAGCTATAGTCAAAAAGGCAAATGCACAAAAGTTAGATCTATTCTTAAGCTTACACCTTAATGCTGGGGGTGGAACCGGAGCAGAAGTATATACTACTAATACTAGTGGAGCTAAGTCAGAAGCTAAGAAGTTAATAGATACTTACTGCAATAGAACAGGCTTTAAAAATCGTGGACATAAGTATGCGGAATTTTATGTGTTAAGGCATACAGTAGCGCCAGCTATGCTAATAGAAATGGCTTTTGTAGATACAGAAGCAGATTATAAGAAGTGGAATGACTTAGGAGCAGAGTTAATAGCAAATGCAATAGTAGAAGGAATCACAGGACAAGTTGTGCAAGAAAAGCCTGTAGAAACACCATCTACAACAAGTTATACTGTAAAGATTACTGCAGATGTTCTAAATGTAAGAGCAGGAGCAGGAACTAACTACAAGGTTAATACACAAGTTAGAAAAGGAGAGGTATATACAATAGTAGGAGAATCTAATGGATGGGGTAAACTTAAGAGTGGAGCAGGTTGGATTAGTTTAAAGTATACATCTAAAAATGGTGAAAGTATTTCAGCAAATAAACCAACTCAAACTATAAAGATAGGTTCAAGGATAAAAATAACTGGATCTAAATATGCAACAGGACAAAGTATACCTTCATGGGTAAAAGATAATGTGTATACTGTACAACAGATAAAAGGAGACAGGGCTCTTATTAAAGAAATAACCAGCTGGGTGTATACAAAAGATTTAAAATTAGTATAATATATTCGTACTATACTTATAGATAAAAGCCAGTAGACAGGGATAAATCCTTGTTTGCTGGCTTTTTAATAATGTACTAAATATCTAAATAAAAAGAACTAGTTAATATTAAGATTAATCTAGTCCTTTTTATTGTGTTTTAAATAACGAAATATATATCTAGGAGCTCTCACTAATAGTATTGTTATTATTTTAAGTAGAAAAAGAGTGACCAATCAATAAAGGGGGACCAATCACTCTTTTTTCCTTTTGTAGTTATT